GATGCTCTTGAACAATATGCACTGACTCGATCTGCATTACGTTTTGATGGTGTTCGGTGTAGATTTGTAACCCGCTTTGGAAATGAAAGTTATTTTGATAATTCTTTCACCATAGGTAGTTTCCGTGGGCAACGTAGCAACGGTTTGAAATATCAATGCTGTGTGGCTGACGAATTCAATCTTCATATGAGAAAAGAAGGGGTTAAAGATTTTTTCTGGCAAACTATCATTGATCTAAATAATGCAAATATGTTGACCGATGATTTTTATATCCTATATCTTGGTACTGAATTAGTATGATCGATGACGGAAAAGGCCCCATTAACCAGATGTTAGATTCTGCACCACCAAGAGTATTCGGTGGTCGGTTTTTAGTCAAAGGCTCGACCTTCGATAATGGTGTTGACAAACCATCTATCATGATTATAGTTACTGATCTGATTGACAAAAACTTTAAGATCAAATTCTTTAAGGATGCTGAATCTGCTGCCAGCTACCTTAAACTTCTCGACGCAGCAAAATAAAAGGAAATATCATTATGAGTATCGTGCAAACATCCCAAATCAACTTCCCTAACGATCCCGCAACCCTGAAGACCATTAAGGATGCATTGTTTGAAATCAGCGCATCCATGACACGTGTAGAGGGTGAAAAAGATTTCCAGAAAGAAGCACTGAGTGATCTGGCTGAGAAAACCGAAGTGCCGGTCAAGTTTTTAAAGACATGTGCCTCCATTTACCATCGCCAGAATAAAGACCAAGTAGAAGGTGATAAAGAGGCAGTTTTTGAGCTTTATGACGCTATTTTTGGAGAGGCTTCTTAATAGCGTACCAACCTCTAAAAGGTACAACTTTATCTAAATGGTGGTTCATTTTAATAGGTGATCCACCATTTCTATATGATATTCGTAGTGCCGATTCTGGTAGACCATTTTCATTACAGTATTCGATAAAGTTACCGACTGCAGTGTGACGCAAAATACCAAGTTCATCAAAAATTTCAATAATCGAAGCAGTATTTGAGTTTGAACCTGATACCGCCAGTTTGTGATTTTCTTTATGTGTTTCTGACCATTCGTTAGGAATACCTATTTTAGAATCTGAGATTTTTTTTCTATGTTCTTGTGAAAGCGGCACACCTTTATTAGGATTTGAATATGATGGATTTAAATCAGACATCTTCTGATTTTTATTCCAAACAGGCTTTTCTTTGCGTGTCTTTTTAAATTTTTCGATTGTTTCTTCTGAATGTTTCTTACCTTTCATTCCAGAAACACGACCTTTGAGTGATGCACTTATCTTTTTCTTTGTTGCTTCCGAAGGCTTTCTACGTTTTTTGACACCTGCGCGAATATTTTCTAGTGCTGCTCCAGTTCTTTTTGGGTATTTCTTACCCTTTAATTTTGAAGCAACACCTTTGAGTGGATTATACTTTTCATCATATGCCATTTTTGATGCAAAGGCTCTGTTAATATAAAGTGGATTATTTGGAGCATTAACTGCTTTCTGCAACTTATTTTCTTTCTCTGTTGCCTCATCTCTCGTTTTAAATGTTTTTAAAATGATTGTTTTGAAAAGGTGAGGGCTTGTTGCTCTTTCTGAAGCCCAAATGCTTTTAAACATTTTTGATGAAACACTACCGTTGTAGTTTTCATTTTGTATCCGGTTTACAGTTGTTGAGCCGATATAAAAAGGTGGAAGTTTGTTACCACTATAGATAGTGAGATAGACGCAATAAATAGACATGCTGATAGTTCCTTGTAAACTGTTAGAGGTCTTGGGTATTGGCGTACCGCGAAGACCATTTTTGTTGACTGTAGCGATTAGAGGGCTACAATATTATTTATTGTTTACGGAATGTCTACTCTGTAAACTTTGTGTAAAGTTTATGTAAAGGTGAAATAACTATTAATGATCGAACAACAAATATATACACACGTTTCATCGCGATATGGAAAAATATTCTATCGTGGATATGAAATGAAGAATGGTAAAAAGGTTCGTGTACATGGCAAGATTCCATTTTCTCCTACCATCTATCTTGAAACAGGTGAAGAGTCTGAATACAAGAGTATCTATGGTAAAAATCTGAAGCCAAAAAAGTTTGATACCATTCCTGCAGCACGTGAGTATGTGAAGCAGTATAAGGATGTTCTCAAGCTGTACGGATATGAACCAAATCGTTGGCAGTATGAATTCATTGCCAAAAACTATCCTAATCCAATGCAATCCATGGTGTCGGATTTGAAGGCTACAGGGTTCGATATTGAGACTCGTGTTGGGGTGAATGCGCCGCCGGGCGTACCTGATCCCTACCTTGCCCTCGAAGAGATTACCCACATTGCTTTTGAGGATCATGCGACAGGTGAAATGGTCAGTTACACCACTGCACCTATCACCATCACAGAGCATGAAGGCTGTAAACTGATTCGCTTCGATACTGAGGAAGAATTACTCGAAGCCATTATTCAATACATAGAGAAAGAAGACCCTGATATCATCTACGGTTTCTACTCCGAATTCTTTGATGTACCTTATCTTATCAACCGGATCAATCGGGTGTTGGGTGATGAAGTTGCAAATCGTCTGTCTCCATTTGGCATGATTGACGAGCGTGAATACGAAGTGGATGAAGAGGTTCGTAAGGAATATACCATTGTTGGTAGAACACATTACGACATTCAAGCCATGTACCGAAAATTCGTTCTTCAGAAAGAAGAAAAGTACAGTTTGGATCATTTGGCAAAGGTGAATCTAGGCGTAGGTAAGCTGGAAAATCCATGCACGACATTCAAGCAGTTCAGTGAGTCCCCAGAGCATGTGAATCTGTTTGCACAGTACAACGTGATTGACACAAAACGTATGACACAGTTGGATAAGGCGAAGGGTCTGTTGGCTTTGGGTGTGATGCTGGCTTACACAATGAAATGCTCTTTTGAGGATGTGTATTCTCCGGTGCGGTATTGGGAGTGTAGTATCCAATCGATGCTGTTGAATGAGGGTAAGTTTGTTGCTATCAATCGGCAGAGCAATGGGAATGAGTCGATTCCGGGCGCGTATGTCTCAGAGCCAATTCCGGGCCTCTACGCATGGCTAATCTCCATCGATGCGGCATCGCTATACCCAAGCATTATGAAGGCTCTAAACCTGTCTCCCGAGACTCTGGTTGGTGTCAAGGATGGTGTCGATGTTGATCAACTTCTTTTGGGCAAAACACTCAAAGATTTTGGTATCACAGAAGACTATACACTGGCTGCTAACGGTGCCATGTTTAGAAAAGATGTGAAGGGTATCGTGCCACGTGTTGTTGACTTTGCTCTGGGTGGTCGTAAGATTGCTAAGAACGAAATGTTGCGATTGAAGCAACTTTACGTTGATACCGGTGATGCGCAATACAAGGTTAAATCTGACATTCAGAACGTGCTTCAGAACGCGCTTAAAACGGGCGCTAACAGTTTGTACGGAGTGTTCTTACAGCAAGGCTTCATGTTCTATGATCCTCGCCTTGGAAAGGCTATTACGCTGTCTGGTCAGTACATCATCATGAAGGTAGGTAGTCACTGTGATAAACGGTTCAATGAATTCTTCAAAACCGATAACCTGACATACACTTTCTACAGCGATACCGATAGCTGCTACTTGAACATGCAGCCGGTGGTTGATAAGTATTGGAAGGATCAGCCCGACATGAAAATCGTGGATGCTCTGGACAAGTTGATGGAAACAAAACTGCGACCATTTATCAACGAAGCTACTGATGAAATTGCAAGAGTGCAGAATCACTATGACAAGACCATCCACTTTAAACGTGAAGCAATTTCTTCTTCTGGTTTCTGGTGTGCAAAAAAGAAGTACGCTATCAAAGTGTATGACAACGAAGGTGTGCGATATCCAGAGGGTGATTACAAGATCATGGGTATCGAAGTGGTGCGATCCAGTACACCACAGCTAGTGCGTGACAGATTGAAAGAAGCTGTTAAACTGATTATTGATGGCAAGTTGCAAGAGACACGAGATTTTGCAGCGGCTGTTAGAAAAGAGTTTGATGGATGCTCGGTTGCGGAGATTGCGTTTCCGGGTGGCGCTAACAATCTCGCCAAATGGCGTGATCCTAACAAGATTTACAACAAGGGCACACCAATCGCTGCTAAGGCTTCTTTGCTCTACAACAAACTGTTGGCAGGTGTGGAGAATGGTCTTGAAAAATACGATGCGATTGGTGAGGGTGACAAAATTAAGTTCATTTACATTGATGAACCTAATCCCATTAGAGAAAAAATCATCGGCTTCATAGATGACTTGCCGGTTGAATTTGGTCTACACAAATACATTGATAGAGCAGTTCAATACGAGAAGACTTTTAAGAATCCGTTGAACAATATTTTTAAGGCTGTTGGTTGGCAATTGGAAGAGCAAGTAACGCTTGACGAGTTTTTTGGGTAGACGATAAATATAAGCATGGTTACAGGTAGACCATGCTTATTAATCAACACTACCAAAAGGAAACTTATGTTTAGACTACTCGTTAAAACCCATAACAAAACGGGTTTAAATTATCTCTGCGTGACAGAGAAAGAAAATTATGAAAAGTATGCTGGCTCTGGTCTTTACTGGAAGCGTCATATTAAAGAACATGGAAGCGACATAACTACTGTTGTTCTTTATGAATCTGAAACTAAAACACAAGATTTTATAGATACATGTCTATACTACTCTACTATTTTAAATGTAGTTGAATCATCCGAATGGGCGAACCTAATACCTGAAAATGCTAATTCTGTTGGATATAGAAGTTCTTCTAATGAAGAAACTATATTCAAGATAAAAAGTGGTTTAAAAAGATTTTATGAGTCTGAAGAATCTATCAAAACTCGTGATTCCATTTCCAAAAGAATGAAACATCTATGTTCCGATCCGGTATATAGAGAAGAGATGGCTTTACGTCGATCTGAATATGTTGCCAATATCGAAAATCGTGAGACAATATCTAAGCAAATGAAAGATTTTTGGAAAAATGCAGATTCAGAATTTAAACACTCGCATAGCGAGAAAACATCTATAGGCCGTTTGCTGATGTCTGAAGATGCTAAGAAATCTAGAGCAGACAAAATCACAAAAAGTTTTGCTAATTCTGAAAAGAGAAAAGAATTTGAGCTAACGATGAAAACTGACAGATTGGGTGGCAAAAACCCATATGCTAGGCAAGTTTATTATTATGGTAAAATTTTTGATACTCGAACATCTTTTTATGACTATATAAAATCAATAGGTGTAAGTAAAAATTCAGTTATTATGAAGCTCAGATATAAAACCGATCCTGAATGCTATTTAGTAGATAGAGTTAACGATAGTCTCTCCAAAACTATCAACCAAACTAAGGAAATAAAATATGAATCCACTAATGAGTAAATTAATGAAAGCAACATCAGTTGTTGGAGCGTCTGTTTTAGCAGACTCTTCATTTTTTAATGCAAAAAATCAGGTCACAACAAGTATGCCGATTTTGAATGCAGCTTTTTCTGGAGAATTGGATGGTGGGTTTGCGCCGGGGATTACCGTTATCTCTGGTGAATCAAAAACATTTAAATCTGCATTGACATTGTTTTCTTTGAAAGCATATCTAGACAAATACGAAGACTCTGTTGGTATTATCTATGACAATGAATACGGTATTACACCAGCATATATCAAATCTTTTGGTATTGACCCTTCGCGAGTTATCCATATTCCCTTTGAGCATATCGAACAACTTAAATTTGATTTTGTTAAAAAACTGGAAGAGTTGAAGGCGGGTGATCATGTATTTTTTATGGTTGACTCTATTGGTCAAGCAAGCTCTAAAAAAGAAGTTGAAGATGCTCATGATGAAAAATCCGTGGCTGATATGACTCGTGCCAAAGCTATTCGATCCTTTTTGCGACTTATTACTGTTCAATTAACAAAGAAAGAATTGCCTTGTTTCTTGATTAACCACGTGTATGTTGAAATCGGTGCCATGTATCCGAAGACGATTATTCCGGGCGGCACTGCCATGACCTACGTTGCTAACCAAATTTTTGTGATTACAAAGTCACAAGAAAAAGGTAGTGATGGTGAAATTGAAGGTTGGCATTTCAATATCAATATTCACAAATCACGAAGTGTAAAGGAAAAATCTAAGTTCACCTTTACAGTTATGTATGAGCAGGGTATTGTGCGGTATTCTGGTTTGTTAGACTTGGCTTTAGAATCTGGTCTTGTACAAAAACCAAAACAGGGTTGGTATGTTCTTGTAAACCCCGAGACAGGTGAATTGGGTGAAAAGAATTTCCGTGCAAAAGAGTTTGATACAGTGTATGCTCCTAAGCTGGTTAAAGAGACAAAATTTAAAGAATTTGTGAAAAATAGGTTTCAACTCACTGC